TATCAACAGATTTAAGTCGTTGGGTCAACTGGAAGACCTCATGGATCAATATCCTGATGAGGAGTTGGCAAGTCAAAAAGAGCAGGCCAGTGCTCAAGAAAAACAATATTATGATTCAGGCCAAGCTGAGTTGGTTTACAACGATCCAACAATCAAAGTAGTGGTTCCCAAAACACAAGAGGCCAGTTGTTATTTTGGCACCAACACAAGATGGTGTACTGCTGCCAAACAAAACAATATGTTTGGCAGCTACAACAACCAAGGACCTTTGTATATTGTTCTGATCAAACCAGAAAATGCCAGATACCAATTTCATTGGGAATCCAATCAATTCATGGATGAAAAAGATCAAGACATCAATCCCAACCAATTGGCTGACAAATATCCTGTTTTGTGGAAAATATTTCAACCCATTGCGGAAAAAAATAAATCACTGGTATTAAACCAAAATCCCAGTCTAAAAGTTCAATTGGCAGCAGTCAAGCAAGATGGCCAGGCAATCCAATTCATCCAAAATCCCAGTGAACAAGTGCAAATGGCAGCAGTCAGTGAATATGGCTGGGCAATTGTATATATCAAAAATCCCAGTGAACAAGTGCAAATGGCAGCAGTCAAGCAAGATGGCCAGGCAATTGAACATATCAAAAATCCCAGTCCACAAGTGCAAATGGCAGCAAAGGCAAAATGACAATTTATGAATGGGATTGCACAATCCCATTCATAATTTCAAAAGAGCTTGAACTTCCTTTTTGTAGACAGATTTGATTTTTTTAGGATCATTCAAAATGTCTTCCAGGACAACAATTTGATCACCCAGATCAACAATCTCTTGGTCCACTTTGGCAACACTGTCTTGTGCCCAACGATAGCTGGGAAAGCTCACCAACCGTTCGATCTGGCTGTCATCCAACGTGATCTTGGTGCAAATTTTACGCACTTGATCTTCCACACTTGATTTGTTGGGTGCAGTGGGCAGGAATTTGGGCAAGCCTTTGTCCACACATGCTTTTACAGCGCATGCAAAATTCAACTCCTTGGTGAGATCTGCAATCTGCTTTTGGAATCGTATGGTAAACCAACCCAGTCGCCATTCCACAAAGCTCTTGACCAGATCTTGAGCATTCTCATATTGACGGATACTGGTGTTGTTGAAATCCAACACAACAAATCGTTCACTGCTTTTGCTCTTGAGCTTGAGGAAGTTGATGGCATCCTGCTCACCCCAGCCATCAATTGTGCCTCTCTTGAATCTGATTTCTATGTTGATTGTTTTTGTGCTTCTGTCAGTGTAGGTGTTGATTAGTCCGTCATCTTCCATTTGGTTCAATCTGGCCTTGAATCTTTCCAAACTCAAGTCTGGAGGCAGTTCTGTGACTCGCACTGTAGTGACACTTTCCACCACAACTCGGCCCATGAACTCATAGCTGTTGTCGCCCAGATCCTTGGTTTGTACATTCATGCAATCGTATTTGGGGATTATCTTCTTGATGGGCTTGTTGTCTATGGCTGCTACTGTGGCCTCAACAATATCCTGCAAGCTGTGTGGCAAAATATCAGTGCTCCAACCCACAGCAATGCCACTGATGCCATTCAGCAACACCAGGGGAATCAAGGGTAGGAAATTACAGGGTTCATATGTGCTGCCATCATAATTGGGTTTGAGCGGCACAATATCAAGATCAGTGTATAGCAAAGCCTGAGTAGCCTTGCTCTTTTTCACATAAGTGTAACGAGGAGCGCCCCAACCATCAGGAGATACTCTGGTGCCAAATGCGCCAACACCATCCAGCAAGGGCACATTGTTGAGATAGGGTGCTGCAAGACGACTGATGGTATCACTGGCGCTGACATCTCCGTGGAGAAAAATTCCCTCCTGTATCGCCGAACCGGCAAGGCTGATAGTTTTGATTTTTTCACTTTTGTTACGAATCATCCATAACATTTTGCGCTGGCCATCCTTGAGTCCATCACACACACTGGGAATAGCCCTATTTTGTGCGGTGTAGATAGCATATTCTTTTGAACTAGTATTGATAAAATCACTACTGGATAATCCAGTTATGTGCATTGTCTCTTGATTTACTTTTTGAGCGCTTTGCACTTGTTTCCGTGCCATCTGTTATAGTTTCCTTTGTTTGTTTCTATTCCGCAATGAGGACATGATATCCGTGAATTCATAACTTTGGTTCCAGCTGAAGTCCGTTCTAGTCTTTCTTCTCTAGATAGGGTTTTCCAAGACTCTTCAATTATAGTAGGTCTCCTATGATGATATAGGTCCAATTCAGCTTCTGTAAATTCTTTTTTTGCATGCCGCTCCCTTAATTTCGCTCTCCCTAGATACCAATTATCAGTTTGCAGCATACGTTGACCAAAAAGTTTGAGAGAAGGAATAAGTTTCACTTGTGCATCAGTCAATCCGTTGTTTTTCAATCTTTGTTGAGCTTTTGCTAATGATTGTTTATGAACTTTGGAATCAGGATTGTAATTGATATGTTTAACTAATTGGTTGAGAACATCTGGATGATTGCAAGGTAATCGTTTGATTGTCCCATCCGGATATCTCCAAATAGAAAATCCTTTTTGATTTGTCGGAGTCTTATGCAACCCTGCTGCTCGATTCTTATTCCAAGTATCTCTAATTTTCTGTTTGATCTCATCTGTGATAATAATATAATTGCCTTTGTTACCGTTGTAACCTTTGGGATATAATGTGTCAAACAGTTCGACATAATATATTTCCATGGCTCGATAATATTCATCAGGCTCATTGCCTTCTTCAATCAACTCAATGATGAAATCATCTCTTGTTGCCAAGCCATCATCCAGATCCTTTTTGATCCATACCCCGCCTAGCCCAGACATATGTTTTTCAAATCTGTCCATGTGCGTTTGTTCTTCACAAATACTGATGCCAATATAACTGCGCATATTTTGGATATTGGTTATTTTGTAAACTTGTTTCATTGGGCCCTCCATCACCGTGTAAGTATATTTATTTATACCTGCACGGTGATGAACGGTGGATTTATATGCTCATCCATTCCTTTCTCGCGTCAGCTCTGGTTTTGTTGAAAAGTAGATCCAGTGTGTCACTGAGTTTACCGTCATCCAAGAGTGGAATCAACCTGGGACTTACCAGACTGTTTTTCCAGTCAATTTCTTCCAGACTGGCCAGTCCTTTGGCTCTGGTAGGTTTGGGACAGCCATGCCAATCCTCGCCCTTGTAGTTTTGCCAATCATCGCTATACCAATAGTGACGATGTTTTTTCTTGTCTTCCTGGATGATAAATGGTGTGCTGAACACAAGGAAAAAGGGTGGTTGCTGAGGATCAAACAGGTCAGGCCAATACAGGTAAAAGAAGTTGGTGAGCAGGGCCATGATGTTGGCACCATCAGTATCAGCGTCACAAGTGATCCACACTTGTCCATAACGTAAACTGGTTCGGTCTACTTTTTGGCCCATGATCAGTCCAATGGAGCTCATGATATCCTGACAGATCTGATTGTCCAACACAGTTTTGTTGGTTTCTCCACGAACATTGAGGATCTTACCACGCAAGGGCAAACCTCCATGAATTTCTGGATCTCTCACAGCACTGGCCATGCTGATGGCGCTGTTGTGCACAAGTAAACCGTTACCCAACACAAAAGTTTCATCATCCATGACCTGGATGTCATAGGCATTAAAATTATCCGTAGGAGATATTTCTGTGATGTCTTCCATGAGGAAGAGAGATTGATTGATATCCATGTTAAATTCCTAAGATTTGGTTTAGTTGTTGTTGATAACTATGAGGATATATAATTATACTTGAAAATGTTTGTTCTTTAAATCTCATGTGGTTCGCATAATCAAGATTACCCATATTGCCTGCAATTTCTATATATAAATTTGGTTTGATCAAATATAGATCATAAAATAAGGTAGTGTTGGGATATTTTTGGTTGATTTTGAAATCTTGATTCTCATGTAGCCCTTTTGTGAGAAGATAATCATACACCAAAATTTCTAGTCTGCTTTTTAGTATAGTCCCACAATTACTGTAGCTATAGTAGCTATACTTGTTTTTGAAAATTTCCCTTTGATGGGTTTTGTAGGCAGGTAATTTGGATCTCACCAACCAATCTATCTGTTGCGATGAGATTGAATAAAATTCTTTAGCCACGTTATACCAGGAATAATACTTGCATTCATTATCAATATTGAATGTGTTATAAACATGCAACGGATTTTTCTCCGCCAGTGAGGCTACACGGCCTATGAAACTATCAAAAGTATCTTCACTTGCACCCTGATCGGTTTTAAAAGTGATCCACTTTTCCAAATATTGTTGTGTCCCTTGTATTTTGCCATATTTGCGGAGATAAGTGGGTAAATCATGTGTGATAGACATTTTCCATAAGTTATAGAGAGACTTGCCTTCCTCTTCTCCATGTTTATCTATTAATCTGTCAAGTGTCATAGATTTTAATTTTTGTACTTCTTTCCATAAACCAACCCCCTGAGTTCCATGTTTTGTAACATATCCTTCTAGACTTCTACTATAATTGGCTTTGGAGATCCAAGAATCTCTATCTTTGCCAGTGGATTCCCACCATTCCTTGGATCTACTTTGAGATTTTTTATGAGATTCACTGTTGGTATGATTACAAGGATAAAAAGGAGTTTTATTCCTACTATGAAGATGTTCATGAGCTTTTTGGGGATCCATACCATATGCTTTTTCTATAAATTCAATACTGTTTTTATTAAGTGTCTTACTGGCGCACGTATTTTTTGCAAAACATAAAAATTGAGCTTTGAATCTCCTTTTGACTGATATAGGGTGTATTTCTCTGTTATGAACCTCATGCTCTATGTATTGAATATCATGATTATGATCATTACACCATGCACATCTTAGTTGATAATGAGAGATATTCCATTGCTTAAGGTATTCAAAGATAGAGATTTTGTTGCGAGTTAATGCACCTCGCAGCCTTCGTATGCGTTCCACAGGATCATCATTACAGGTGAAAGATATTTTAAATTTAGGACATATAAAAGTTTTTTTGGTCACGATGTTCTCCTTCTGTGACTTGTATTTATGGGTCACAGAAGGAGAACGCTGTTTAGATATTGGCAGCCAATAATAAATGGTTTTCAAGGTCCAAGCAGTTAGCTTTGACTTTGATTATGGATGCGGTTGTTATATCAAAAACTTGAAATAGATGGTCTGGAGAAGTGATAATTGAACTCTTGATGTGGTCATTACCATAAGTCACACACAAACTGAATTGTGCATGATTAAATTGATCAATATCGTAGATCTCCAAAAATTGGCAGCCCAAATCTAGAGTTGTTTTGAACATACGGTGTTGATTGAGATCCAGGTCCTCTGCCTTCAATAGCTCCACTTGAGATGTTGTTTTGTTGAATACTGGTATTTTATGGTTCCTACTAACTGTAATATGATTTCCAGATGCAGTTTTGATAATCATACCATCAATTATTTTGGCAGATTTGTTACAAATAGGTTTGAAGTTACCCTTATGAGTTAGAACTAGATCACCCACCTTTGTTTCTTTGATTGGTTTGTGAACAAGAACACCGTAATCTAAAACCACTACATGTGTATCTTCATGAATACAATCACCTTCTGTGAGCATGAGAATACACTTGGTTCTGTCTTTGCCAGTGGCATCCATGAGCTTGGGCACTTTGTTGCGCAAAACTTTGCGTGCTAGTTTGTTGGTTTCTGCATCATCTTTTTTCTGTGTGCGTGCTGCACATCTAGCATAGATTTGTTCAATCCATGACTTGTGATCACGAATGATTCTCTTGTAGAGCTTCTCATCATCCAAGGCAGTCTTAACATGAGTCTCAACTTCCTCGTTGATCAGCCTGGTTTTGCTCTGACTGTCAAAATTGGGAGCGTGCATGGTGGTGCTGTTGTACACCAGTATGCCTTCGCTGATGTCACTTCTGTTGGGGGAGAGTCCACGACGCTTGCTTTCACGTTCCAGTGCCTTGAGTAGACTGCTGAAGAATACTCGCTTGAATACATCAATGTGATTGCCACCATTGAATGCTGGGATGTCATTCACAGTGCTGTGAACATATTCGCCTTCTGATGCAAATTGGGGAACCAAATAAAATGTGCTGAGGAACTTGTCAACGTCAACTGCCACTTTCACATAATCCAGAGAGTCAAAAAAGGTTTTGTCCAAAGTGGCTTTGACCGATATTTTCTCGTCGTTGAAGTAAAACTTCACCTCTGGATGGTTGGCAGCAATTTCTGTAATTCTACTACGCACAAATTCCATAGGGAGGATTCTGTGCTTGAACACTTCTTTGCTGGGCACAAACTCAATGAGTGTGCCAGTTTTGTCTCCAGACACTTTTGTGATCTTGGCCTTGTTTACTTGGAGCTCAGGCAATACAGCAGTGGGTTCCTCAAAGTGCTGTTGGAATTTTTCACCATTGCGCCAAACAGTCACACTGGCCCGTTCACTTGTATGCACAGTTGCACTGGCACCGATGCCATTTGTGCCTCTCACCACTTCACGTTCATCAAAATTTCTACCCGCCCGGGGACTGATCAAAACCATGGTGGCCTTGTGCATTTTCTCCCCTTCATCCCAGTCTGTTGGGATGCCTCTGCCATTGTCTCTCACTGAGAACGTCATGGTTTCAGGATCATATGTGATGTCAATCCTGTTGCCATGGCCATGGCCCAACAGTTCATCCAAACTATTGTCCAGTATTTCTCTAAATGCTGTGTAGATTGCTGGTACCCAAGTGGTTTCTTGAGCCACCAATTTCTCACCGTTCCAGTTCACCACTGTTTGAGTGTGTGGACTGCGACTGCCCAGATACATTTCTGTCCTGAGCCTAATATGTTGACTGTCTGTTAATTTTTTGATTGTATCTTTTGCCATTATATGTGCCTATGAATTCTCTGCTAGTTTATCGGATGATCCTGATAGGATCAACAAGAAAGGGCGGAGTAATTCCGCCCTTTTTTATTATACTGAAATAAGTCATATAAATCAATTAGTCACGATCTCCTAGGAGATTGAGCAAAAACTGAAAGATGTTGATGAAGTTGAGATACAAGCTGAAAGCACCATACAATGCACTTTTTTCTGGGCTGTCAAATCCCAAAACTTCACCATAGTTGAGGTAATCATTCTTGAGATTTTGCACGTCATATGCTGTGAGTCCTGTGAAGATCAACACACCCAACACGCTCACCACAAACATCACCAAACTGCTGCCCAGGAAAATGTTCACCAACATGGCAATCATAATACCCACCATGCCCATGAACAAAAAATTGCCCATTTTGGTGAGATCCGTGCTGGTGGTATAGCCCCACAAGCTGGCAGCAGCAAAAGTTGCAGCACTGATAAAGAACACAGTGGCAATGCTCTGGGTGGTGAACACCACAAACAGGGTGCTCAAGCTCATGCCCATGGCCACTGCAAATGCCCAAAACAACGCATGCACAGTAGAGTAACTGAATTTGTGCAAGCCATAACTGATCACAAATACAAAAGGCAGGGGCAACAGTGCAAACACAATGGCCAGCACGCCCTTGAGGGCCACTCCCAAAATTGCGGCTGTGATCATGGCTGTGACACCACTGACCACAAGGGCTGTTGACATTTTGTTGTACACACTGCGCATGTAGTCTCGCAACCCTGTGTGAATATCTCCATGTGAGTGTGTCACACTCACATGGTCGCTAATTTGATCATCCATCATTTGTTGATATCCTCATTGAGAATTTATTTGATACTAATAGATATTCTGCCTTGAATCAAGCAATCATAGAGGTGGGGACCCTTGCAGGTCAACTCTATAAATAAGAATGGTAATCAGGGTGTTGGAACCACCCTGAAACCCAGCTTGGAGATCCTGGGCTGTCCCAACACTTATTTATCTTGGAGACTATAATGTCATCTAATAACAATTATCTCGTAGATTATCACGGATTTGTATATCTCTGGAGAGATCATATCCATAAGAAATATTACCTTGGAAGTCATTTGGGGTCTAAACATGATCATTATATTGGATCCAACACCTGGTTAAAAACCGCTTATCAAAAGAGACCACATACTTTCACTCGCCGTATAATTCAATGGTTACTGTTCCAAAATGAAACACAGGAAATTGCCCTATCACGTCTTCACAAATTAGAGCAACAATGGTTGGATATGATTGACGATAATGAATTGTCAATTAGTAAAAATGTTCTAGCAGGCACAAATAGATATTACAATATGAAGAAAACTGCGGCCGGTGAAAGTCATAAAGGGCATAAAAAGAATAGGACCAAACCTGCGTGGAATATAGGTATATCTTCTGAAATGTTAAAATTGAGGAAAGAGGGATATTTTTGTTTGTTGTCAGATAAACCTAAAGCTGCAAAAAACCGAATAAAACATAGTTCTATTCTGGTCCCCAGACCACGAAGAGTTAAGCGACCACCATCAATATGTCCTGTATGTGATAAACAATTTCTTGGTAACATTGGTCAAAAGACCTGTAGCAGATCTTGTTCAGGTAAAAGATTATGGCAAGAAGGGAAAATATCACCACAATGGGGTACGGGAAAAGCTTGGAATAAGGGGTTACCAAATCCTTTGGCAGCAGCAAATGGAATAAAAGGTGCCCAAAAATTACGAGAGAAAATCAAAGGCCGTAAATTGATCAAATTAGCGGACGGGAAAAAACACTGGGTATATCCTGGAGATGAAAATTATCCATTAGTAGATAGTAACATCAAAAAGAAGGAATCAGCAAAAATACCTAACAAAGTTAGCCTAGATGACCTTCCTCTTACACCATCTCCATTACAGAAAGGTTCACCAGAATGGAAAGAACTCTTCAGACAGAAGGTTATGCAAAATGCTAAAAGAGGACTTGAGCACTCATCAGCCTGGTTATGGGTTTTGAAAAATCCTGTTGGGAAGATAATTGAGGTAATAGGATTAGCTGACTTTTGCAGAGAAAATAATTTATCTATGACGGCTCTTCAATACAACTATAATGCGCTAAATTCTGGCCCTATTAGCCGAGGTAAATCAAAGGGTTGGCAAGTAGTAGATAAGAGGAAAGGCAACATATAGTTGCCTTTCCCTATCCGTTATGTTACCACGTGGATAAAGCGTTGCGAACTAGCTGTTTAGGCAGCTAACGCGAGATTGCCGTTATCGTTGGCCTTTCTCAATTTGCACTAATTTGCAGTCGTAGCTTACTGGTGCCTAGATACTACTTTCACCTCCGGTCGAAACCCTTTCACCCCCATAAATGGTGGAGGTGGCGGTAATTGAAACCGCGTCCCAAGTGGCTATTATAGCACCCTATAACTATCAGATCAGCACGTCTTCTGACAGTATTTCATCCTTCTTCCTTTATACCATCCTTCAGGGATAATGTCAAGTTTATCAATATATTTATTTTGTTCTATTACTGGATTATAGATCCACATTTTTCCATTGCCAGTATCAGATTGCTTTTTTAAAAGTTCTTTGTATTCTGTTACAGATAGGTATCCTTCAGGGATATTAGATGGAGTAACCATTATTCTCTTTGATTTATCATCAGGAGAGTCTAGGCAAATACACCATATTTTACCATAATTGGGATTACCTTTTCCTGTATGCAGAGCTGATAATTTTGCTGCTTGTGAAGCCTGGCCTATCAAGAAATAATCTGGATTTTCTTTTCTCAATTGCTGCAACTTTTTGTTGCCGAGCAAGGATGCTTCCTTGGCTGTAACTGAATTCCATGGTGTGCATTTTTTCAATAGATTTTTGATGGCAATCTTTCCAGCTTTACTTGCTCGTAGTCTATGAGCTTCATCACCATTATTGATATGGCTGAATCCTCCATCACCTTCTTCTATCTTCAAATTCGCCCATTCCTGACTATCCACAATATTCCATAACTGTGAATTATATATACCTTGTTGACGTATATAACTTGCATCAAGTGATTCACACAAGATTTCTGTAGATATATCTATTCCATGTTTTTTAAGGTGGTTCCGCCATCTAATGCCAGATCCCACATATTTGTAAGGATCCTGTTTTGTAGTTCCAAGATATTTCAGACCTGTTTTGTTATGAGTTTTGACGTAGAGATAAATAGGCATTGCTGAAGCCTCCGTATGGGTTTTAGAGCTAGTGGGTGTTGCTGCACCGTGACTAGCACTGTATTTATACAGAAGTTCAAATAATAGGTCTTGCTCAACCCATATGTCTAATTTTCATGGGCCCTAGGGCCCAAACAGTAGCATCATCAATATAGTCTATATTGAGCATAATGTCAATACCAGGGTGGTGGGTGTCCACCCTGGTATTTTTGGGTGTTCAGTTCTTTTTGACTGCGTCTGTGCTCTTGGCAGCCGGTGCAGTGGTTGTCACAGGAGCCTTCTTGTCAGTGGTTTCTTTCTTGGTGGCATCCACAGCAGGTTTGCTGACTGGTACAGCTGGTGTAGAGACAGCACTGGGGCTGGTGCTTGCAGGAGCATTAGCTTGGGCTAGAGCAAGTGTGGGGGCAACAACAACAGCGGCGGCGATAAATGCAGATTTGAACATTTGAGAGTCCTTGGTTTGTGATAGGAACTTTTCCTTCACAATAGTATTTGGCTGATAAATGCAGCTGAAAGTCAGCAAACCTGTGTTGGAACTGTGTTATTTTGCCATAAACCAATATTTTTTGGTCATGAGAGTGAATTAAAATTTTGTATGCTGGCTGTGACTTCCGCAGCAGTCTTGCGCAACTGAACTTGCATTTGAGTTAGGTTTCCAAATGCTTGTGTATCTGTGGGAATGGCCAATCCCTGGCCGGTGGGAGTCAAGTATAGCCAATTGTTGGCTGCTGGATTGCTGCTTTTGAAAATTGTCTCCACACATGGATTCACACTGGGAACCACAAGACGAAAGGGATTGTTCAACAGACTATTGATGGCTTGACTGACATTATCAATCTCAGATTTAATGGCTGCACCCACTGCAGAGACTGCTTGTCCCACTGATCCAACAATGCCCTGTACACCTTCACCTAGACTGCCCAATAAACTGTTGGATACACTTGTGACAGCACTGATGGCAGTATTGATGGCTTGCTGAACTCCACTGGTAATTGCTCCCAACAACGCAGTGGTGGCAGCACTAAATCCTGCTATCACAGCCTGTGGAACAGCAACCAGAGCACTGGTTATTTGATTGAGTCCTGATGTGACTGCATTGAGAATGCCATTGAAGTTGCCCTGAATACTGCCAATAAATCCGCTCAAGCTGTTGCATCTACCAATTGTGCCAACTTCCTCTGGCCTGAATGTGAGATTGATAGCATCAAATACTCGGGTTGGTTGATCCAACACATTTTTGGCATGGGCAGCCATGTTGCTGAGCATGATGGGTGTTTGTCCTACCTGATCCAATCCTCCCAGGGCTGAAGTCAACTGGGTCAGTTGTGCGGCAGAAATATTGCCACTGGCTTGTGCAGCAGATACAACTTGTGCAGCAGGTGTGGCTACTGCACTAACACTGGGGGCTGTGGTTTGAGATCCTGTGGCAGATGAAGGTGGTGTGTTATACGATGTGTTGACTTCCTGCTGTAAGGCTGCGTTGGGATCCCCATAATTGGGAGGGGTAGTGGTTTGTAAAACCTGGTTGGTGACATAATTTGTCACTGTATATTGTGGGCCTTCCTCAGGAGGATATGTGGCTTGAGCCAACAGTGCATTTATCTCTTTCAATCTAGCTGTAATGATGCGAACTCTAGCTATAAGACTGTCTTGTCTAGCAGCGACAGCATCCATTTGGGATGCTGTCGTAGCGGATGCCCCTTGGGCTTTTAAAGTGGCTCTCTCAGATTTGATTGCAGTTATTTCTGATAACAGAGCATCTTTTTCCTGTTGTAATCTTTTTCTTTCGTCTGCTGTGATGGTCATGTTTTCTCTCTAATATGATCAGATTTGCAAGATCAGCTGGGCCAATTCCTCAGCATATTCTCGTTCAAAGCTGTGAGGATCCAAGCTGGCTTTGACCACAAAGGCATATCTGAGTATGAGATTTTCAATTTGCTGCCAACGCTGATGATAACCCTGTCCTCCTGCTATGCGAAACTCCAGGTATCCTTTTTTGGCCTGCTTGCCCAGATTGACTGTGTAATTTTTTTCCTTGCTGAGCATCTTGCGCAACTGATTTTTCAGTTGACCAACGTCTGTGTCAGAAGTGAGTACAATTTGTGGTTTTTTGCGTATTTTTGCTTGCATGTCCTGGATGTGACTGGATGTAAATTCATTGGTTGCTCTATCAAAAAGATCAGCAAGATATTTTTCTCCCAACAACAGGATCAGTTTGAGTGGATCAGCTGATTGTGTGCGATTTCCATAACTGACATTCACATGAAAACCACATGTGTTGTTGGTGTAATATCTATTCTCCTGCATCCAGGCAAATATTTTTTGTAAATGACTCAATGCTTGGGCAATGGGTAGTGGTGGGCTGATCAATTCCCAACCCAGCTCTTGTTCTGGTTGATTGGGTTCAATGGTGCCATCTTGTACCAAACTCCACCTACCAGCCACCACCTCTTTGCTGGGCACATCAAATTTCACTTGTATATTGAGATCCTGTTGGATCTTGGTTAGCAAAAGGGGAGTTTGTTGTTTGACAATCTGTTTTTGTGCTTGGTTGGGATTGATGCTGGGATCCACAGGGGCTATGAATTCAATTTCATAGCCCACCAAGAGGTGTGGATCAGCTATCACACTGGGATAATCTTTTTTGCTGAAGCGTATGGCTTCCAATAATTGCGTGGCCCTCATAACAATTATTTATGGGGCTGATCAGCTTATGATCAGATCTCCCCTCTCACATGAGCGGCATATAAATCATCATACCCTCCCACATGGCGGCCATCAATCCATATCTGAGGAACAGTTTTGGCAGAGGGCAATTTATCCAACAACTGCTGTTTGGTCACGTAAAACTGGTTTGCTGTTGGTTGGGCTTCTCCAAAACCTGAACTGATCTTGTATTCAACAAATTCAATATTCAATTGGTTCAACAGCTCTTTGGCTTTCACACAATAGGAACACATGTTCTTGGTATAAATTTCAGCTTTCACAATCATCTCCTTGAAAAATCAATTAAAAATTTCCAGTTACTCAATCTAGTGCATCCTTGGGTAAAAATCAACATCCCTAGTATGAGATACACTGCTTGATGCAGAGGATCAAAGTCACAAGACTTCATGGTTGTTGTTTGATATCTTTGAGACTGTCCATGATCTGAATTATCCATTCACTGTTGTTTTCAATCTCATGTCGATCCTGCTGGTTAAATTCCCACAGATGGTTATACACCTCTTCTCCACAAAATATACAGGTCCACACACCTTTGCCAAAAACTGCCAACATGCGACATTGGACACACACAGGAGGGCCAGGTGGGTACAACCCCATGCAGTTATGTTTGCAGATTGTGGTTGTGGTCATCTCTGGATAGATGACTAGACCAGATCTCTTGTCGGGTATAATCAGGTATTTGATTTTTCAAGATGGCAAACATGTTTATGGGACGATTATCATCAAAAGGAGTAATATCAATCAATTTACCATTTCTTGTCCTGACAACACTGTGTAATATAGCCCCCATGTTGTGAGTATCACAACACTCTAATAGATAGTATCCCAAAACTCGTTCCCCTCCATACCAGGATGTGTAATTCAATGTATTGTTGTGACAGTCCCAATATCTACAGTGTGGTTTGGGAAAAACTGGCACAGCACCCACCCAGGAACATCCCAAAGCCCTACAAAAATCAATCAGGGAATGATCAAGATTGGGAATTATCAAGTCTTTTGAATGATTCAATTTTCCATCCTTTTGCAGGACCACTTCTGGGTTCATAATTATCTTTTGAATAGATCATCTTGTGGATAGTTGAGGCTGGAAGGCCGAGTGATTCACAAAGTTTATCAATATTGCCTATAGTAGTATATTCTTGACCATCTGGGCTTGTTAATTTCCAAACGAAACTCTTTTTGTGGGTTTCGCCAACGTATTTCTTGTTGGCTTCTCCTATCTTTTGTCTCCGAGATTCTGGACAGGGACCATATTTCCTACCAGTTCCCTTTTCACCAATCAGCTTTTTAGTAGCTTCAGAATGCTGTTTGGGACCATAGCCTCCCCTTTCACGTTGCAATCTGGCTCGTTTTTCCTTTTGTTCTTTAGCTCTCTCTACGCCATAAATCTCTTCATAAGTTTTGCCCTTGTGATTGGGTGGACGCGAGTCAGTACATATGTTGGTTAATATTCCACCAGGATCATAACCTTTCCTTCCATAGTGTTTGATATACAAGGATTCAATGTCATATGCCAATGATTCATCTTCAATATTCTCCACCAAATATATGATACCTGGCTCCAGACCCTCACTGCGAATTGCGTTAATTTTATTCTCCTTATGGATATTCCTTACTCCAGACATGTTATACAAGTGGGGTTGGGCCCTTGTTCCATTACCTTTTCCTATATAAAATGGTTGACTATTCCTTGGATCTATAAGAGAATATACATAATAAGTTATTATTTGAGCCTCCTGCACATATTTATGCAAGAGGCTCAAATTTGTTCCTATATTTCACAAAGATAATCCGGTGAATGAATGTTCATTCACATCCATTTTGGCATCGCCGATTCGGTACGAACTTATCTCCGTTTGCTGAGGAGCCACTTGCACTTCTTTGCCACTGATCCATTTCTGTGTCCAGGGAAGAGGATTGGATCTACGTCCATACACGTTCTTAAGTCCTGCGCTTTCCATGCGAACACCTGCAATGTATTCCACGTATTCCTTCAAAAGATGTGCATTAAGTCCAATCATGCTGCCATCCTTGAACAAATAGTCAGCCCAGGTTTTTTCCTGAGTTACTGCCATTTCAAACAGTTGTTGACATTCAGGCGCCAGTTCATCACGGATCTGGGCAAATTCCGGATCATCTTTGGGCAACAATTTGATCAGTGTCTGTGTGCTACCCAGATGTAGGTTCTCGTCCCTGCAGATGAGCTTGATGATCTTGGCGTTGCCTTCCATCTTCTTGAGTTCTGCAAAAGCGAATGAACAGGCAAAACTCACATAGAATCGCACACCTTCCAGTGCGTTTATACTGTTGATGGCCATCCAAATACGCTTTTTGAGTTCGCGTTTGCTGATGGTAATAGGTTGGCCATTAACATCATGCACTCCTACTCCCAACACATGATATTGCATGGTATAATTGATCAATTCGTCATAATATTTGGTGATATCCTTTGCACAGTCCACAATCTCACCAATATCCATGAGTTCATCCAAAACTTTGCTGGGGTCACTGTAGATATTTCTGATGATGTGAGTATAGCTTTTGGAATGTATGGTTTCACTAAATGCCCAAGTTTGGAGCCAGATTTCCAGTTCTGGTAAACTTGTGAGTGTGAGGAACGCTGTGTTGGGTGCTCTACCCTGTACACTGTCCAGTACAATCTGCCTTTTGAGATTGCTGGTAAAAATATGTTGCTCATGTACACTGAGAGAGCGGAAATCCTTGCTGTCTTTCCCTAAATCAATTTCATCAGGTCTCCAGAAAAAACTCAGTTGCTCCTCAGTGAGTCTATCAAATACTCGGTATTTCATGCGGTCATACCGCGCAATAGTGGTAGTACCACTATCATCCAAAAATGCTAGATTTTTCACGTGATCCTTGTGAACGTCAATTGCTAATGTCTGAAAAGTCATCCTGTCGATTTTCCTATATCTTGCCTATAGTCTATCTGATATCCACTGTCAACACAAGGGTTAGCATGTAATCATATAGTGCAGCTATCACATGACTCTGCGTCTTGTGCTGCTGCGTCA